TCCTCATCAGACTGCTGAGGCTGTGTGCGCGAGTAGCGCCACAGTGTCGGGTTGAGCGAGCCTCGCGCCACGTCGAGCCGCATGGGCAGGTACGTGTTGGAGCGCGAGGAGTCTCGGAAGGACAGGGCTTGTGCCTTCGAGAGGGGCGAAATGTCAGTGGCGTCTGGGTCAAAGGCCAAAATGACCGATCCAGTTGCCGTTGTTGGTTGAAACGTGTTGTAGTGAAACCGCAGCGACAGGAAGCGGTACTGCTCCCAGTGATTCACCACACCAGCCAACCACGGAAACATCTCAGCACGGGCTGGGTTTGTCTCAACGTTGAAGGTGGTGAAGGCAACACTGCCCACCATGTCGGTGAAGTACTCGGTATGGTGGATAATGAGGGTTTGTCCGTTCGTTTCGAACCGGGGGCGTGACGCGCCGCCGATGCGCGACCCAACAGCAGCGGGTACGGTGACCTGCTGTGCCAGGCGCGCCTGGCCAGGTGGCCGGCGGCGTCGTCGTGTTCTCTTGGTGGGCATGCTGAGCTTCGCGTTAGCGGCGTCGATCAGCGCTTTATCCGATGCAAACTTGGCCCTCTGCTTGGCGCTAAGGGTGAAGGTTCGTGTCGGTTGGGCTTTCTTCTTCTTTGCTCGTGCTCGTCCGGCGTCTTCCAATCGCTTGGTGATGCTGCGTTGAGCGGCTTTGAGAATTTCAGCTGCTGGTGAGTTTTCCATGCAGCAGTGAAAAGGCCTACTTTGAGATCTTTTCCGGGTTGGAGAATGAAACCCTGGCGATGGCCAGAAACTCATCGAGGCGCGGATGGTTCCGCATCTCGAGAATGAACTGAGCCTCAAGCTCAGAGGTCCACTCTCTTTGTTCCAGGAATCTGTAGAGAGTCTTTGTGCCGTCCTCAGGGGCGGCAGAGTCAGGACCGAAGAGAAGGGAACAGAAACCGAAGGAATCGTTCTCACAACGCTTGTAGGTCTTGAGGGTGTGACCGAGCGCTAGATAGCGCTCTGGTGCTCCATCCACAAACTCTTCCACGCAATCGTCGCCCATGGCAACAGCCCAGCTGGCACCAGCCAGGTACGCGAGCAATACGCGAATCCAGCTGTTGGTGGCGCTGGTGTTGTTGCTTCCGGACTTTTGGACCCCAGGTTCAGCCTGAACGTACATCTCCCCGTTGGGAAGGACGTAGACAGGTCGGCACAGGGCGAAGGTGCGGTTAAGCACCATCCGCTCAAGGTCGGAACCAGGGGGACATGACATCATGGTGAGCCGACGGCGGGCGTCCGCCATCAGCTCCCATTCCTTGACGGACCAGTCGAAGCCGGTCACGTCTGCCTCAGCAGCCAGGTTTAGGTCGTCATTGGCCTTACCTCGGACAGCCTCGTAGAAAGACTGGAGATTGGCATCGTTTGACAAACCGATTCCCGGTTTGGAGGGGCATGTTTGCCAGGCTCGGATCTCTGCTTTGTTCTGGTTGTTGAATAGCAGTTTCTCGATGACCTGGTCAACAAGGTCAAGGTTGGAAATCAACCGCCACCTCGTCGTAGCAAACTTCTTCACGCTGTGGGGCTCCTTCTTGACGAAGAGCCTCACAGGTGAGCAGTAGCCGCCCAGTACTAGATCCTCAGCGCGCTCTGGCGGTGAGTCCTTGTTCAGGGTAGCCAACCGTTGGAGGACAGTCTCCAAAACTAGGAAATAGTCACTCTGCAACAGTTGTGCGTTTGTACTTGCGATCTCCGAAAAGGGGACTCCAGGTCCAGAGTCCTTCACGATTAGATAATCGAGAATGAACCTGACCTGCTGTTCTGCCTTCTTCGGGTCGTACACCCCCCGCGGAAATCCATCCGGGAGGGCTGAGGTTGGGTACTCCTCCCCTAAGCGCGCGACTGCGTCACGGAGAACGGCCTCGGTGGGCGGCTCCCCGGACGTTTGTCGTCCGGCTTGGGAGAAGAGCGAGTCTCGGATTGCTCCGGAGTCTCTTGGTGGGTGATTCCAGTTGTCGAGTCCTCGGACGACGGCTTTGGCTTGCGTCGTCGTCGCCTTTTCGACCTGCTGCTTTGGCTGGCCGAAACGGGCGGTGCACCGGCCAACAGAGAAGAGTCTGTTGTTGGCTCGGGCGACGGGGACTGGAGTCTCGAATGCGTAGGAGACAAACTGGCCGGCTTCGCCTGGAGGGTTGCTCCAGGGTCGGGGCTGGCTCCTCGAACAAGGTGCTCAGAGGAGGGCCGCGACTCGGGCCGGACCGGGGTTTGCCCAGGCGCAGGGACCCGGTGGCCCTGCTGGGGCGAAAATACTTCTGCTCAGCCGGTGCGCTCTCAGGGAGGCGCGTGGGATCGTCGGGGTGAGACGTGAAGTAGGATTTGCCCATGGAGTCCATAGGATCTTGGTCGGCGTCCTCATCGTAGAGGTCGTCGAACTCGTCCGCCCAGGCAGGCCCGTCAGGCTCGAAGATGTTAACCTTGAACCATTCGGGCGAACGTGCCGGGAGGTGGAGGGCGGTGAGATGGCCTCCACCGCCAGCGATCACCAGCTCACCTTCAGAGGTGTGCCAGTTCGTTGCTGAGCGGCGGTGGGCTGCGCGATCATCATCTTCGTCGTGGGCGTAATCGTCGTCCAGTTCGTCGAGAGTTTCGGCAGCGCGGGCGCCAATCCAGGTCCACATCGCGTCAGAGTAACGCTCGTACTCCTGCATAGTCGTAGTCGGCCGTGGGGGCGACTGGACGAGGAGAGAGCCGTAGTTGACGTTCAGGGAAGGGGAGGCACCGCAGTGGCATCCAAGAACCTTTGAGTCCACAAGAACCGGCGATCCGGAGCTGCCTTGCAGCGTGGTCGCACGGTGGTGGAACAGCATGGGAGCTGAACCTCTTGTGGTACTCCCCCGAGCGTGGCTGAACACACCGCCCCGTGAGAGGTGGTATGCCAGCCCGAGCTTGC